ATATGGGCACCGTGTTTGATGGGAGCCTTATTGGGGACAACTGGGGTTTTGTTTATAAAATTACCAATCAGTCCAACGAACGACAGTACATTGGGCGAAAGTATTTTTGGCAAAAAAGAAAACCCAAAGGTGCAAAGCGAAGGGTCACTTCAGAAAGTGATTGGAAGCGGTATTATGGGTCATGTCCAGAACTCAAAGACGACATCAAACTCTTTGGAAAGGAGTGCTTCACCAGAGAAATTCTCTCATTGCACAGGACACCTGGAAGGGTCAACTACGAAGAGACCCGACAGCTTTTTCTTCACAACGTTCTGACCGAAGCACTTGACAATGGGACGCCCGCGTACTACAATTCAAACATCCTCGGACGCTACTACAGGAAAGACTACTTCGATGTTTAAGATTTTGCTTGCCTCTGCTGCCCTTGCTGTGGGTCTCACTGGTCCACAAATTCCCCATGCAACGGAGGCACCTGAGATGCCTGAAATCCAACCTCTCCCTGTTATTCCTTACGAATACTCATGGAAGTGCGAGGATTGCACACCAGAAGAACAGTATGTCCTCGAACAACTCCAAGAACAAACCAAGATCTCAGATCTTAATTCTCTTGCAACCATTATGGGTAACATTAAACAAGAGAGTAACTTCCGTGCCAACGTATGCGAGGGAGGGGCTAGAGTTTCTTACGGGGATTGCCATAGCGGTGGTTATGGTCTTATTCAGTGGACCTCAATAGGACGCTATAATAACCTTGGTAAGTTCTGTAATAAATATGGTTGTGACCCAAGCAGTCTGGAAGGTCAAACTCGTTACATGATTAACGAGAGCGTCTTCCGTCGCTACTTGCCTGAGTTTGAGGGCAGAGGAAAAACTGTCCGTCAGTACATGGTTCCTGCCTATTATTGGTTAGGATGGGGCATCAAAGGCAACAGGGAACTGTACGCCTACGATTACGTTAAGAAACTTACTTGGTCATGATTTTACGAGCATTGAAAAAACTTACTAAACCTTTTACTGGGATCCCTGCACCCAAGGTTTTGAAAGATGACCCCTGGTTTGGTCCTGCTCCTGTTCTCTCAGAGAAACAGCAGAAATACGTTCGTGCTCAACTAGAAGAAGAAAAACAACTCATCCCTCAAAGTGAGGACCAACCTCCTACAAAAGAGGTTGCAAACATTCATGAGGTGATGTATAATATTGCTACTGGAAACGGTAAAACTACTACACAACTCGATCCTCTTCCAGAGTTGGGTGGTGGTTCCGAGAATTTCCAGAGTGGACCAGGCGGTTGGATGTCTGGTACAGGTTTAAATCAGTTTCATCAGGGTCGTTGACCCTTTCATGTTTCAGTAGCTCAGTGGATAGAGCAACCGCCTTCTAAGCGGTCGGTCGTTGGTTCAAATCCAACCTGAAACGCCTTGTCGTTGTGGCGGAATTGGTAGACGCGCTGGGTTTAGGTTCCAGTGTCTTTATGACGTGGAGGTTCAAGTCCTCTCAGCGACACTCAGGGTGAATAGCTCAGCGGTAGAGCATCTCCTTTACACGGAGGCGGTCGGGGGTTCGATCCCCTCTTCACCCATTTCATACAAGAGGTTAAATGCTATACAATGTTAACAGCAAGATGCAAGGCATGTCGCAAAGAACTGACAAGCACTAGCAAAGTTCAGTTCTGTGGTTGCCCCAATCAAATGAGAGTAGTTGATGACACCGTAGGTGCAGTTGACCTCTCTCTAGTAGTCCTAGTCAATCATGAAAAAAGTATTAAATATAATGGAATTCTGACAGAAAGTGACCTAAAATACCAGGAGGACAGACGCAAACGCAAAGTCCGTAAACTTGAATTTGAGGAACGCTAATGATCAATCTCGATGACCGCTACCATTCTTATCTACACACTGACAAATGCTTTGTAATTGATGGAGCATGTGAAAAAGTAAAAGGTTATGGTTTCGAGTGTGATAATGTTAATATCATTGGTTATTATGTATTGACAACCAACTACAAGTTGCACTATAATCTAGAGGAACAGTTCCTCTGGAAAGAAGACCTTATCGGGGTGTAGCTCAGTTTGGTAGAGCACTCGCTTTGGGAGCGAGATGCCGTAGGTTCAAATCCTATCACCCCGACTTGGTAACTTACCAACACTATTATTAATCATGCAAATTTTTCTAGACACCGCTAATTACAGAGAGATCGCTGAGCGTTATGCGACTGGTCTTGTCTCTGGTATCACAACCAATCCTACACTAGTTCGCAAGTCTGGTGTAGATTATTTTGATTTTATCCGTACACTTTCAAGAGACTTTGCTTTTGAAAGCATTTCAGCAGAGGTTGATGGAAAAGATGCTGATGAAATGATCGAGAATGCTCAACAGTATATCAAGATCGGTTCGGAAGTTACCATCAAACTCCCCCTTACTAAAGAAGGTCTTATCGCATGTAAGATCCTCTCTGATGAGGGTGTAAAAACCAACGTCACTCTCTGTTTCTCTGCTTCTCAGGCAGTGATGACTGCTCTAGCAGGTGCTACCTATATTTCTCCATTTGTAGGTCGCATGAACGACAACTCTTTTAGTGGTGTCGAACTAGTACGTGCTATTGGTGGTCTATACGCTGCTAAGCGAGTTGAAACTAAGGTTCTTGCCGCTAGTCTCCGTGACGTTCATCACGTCTCTCGCTGTCTCCTGTACGGTGCTGATGTAGTTACTCTTCCTACTGCAGTATTTGATAAGATGTACAACCATGTCTTGACTGATGCAGGACTTGCTATCTTTGAGAAAGACTTTGAGGCAATTAAATGATTACCATCTATTCTAGAGACGGTTGTCCATATTGCGAGAAGTTCATCGCAATCGCAGAGTATGAAGAACTCAAGCATGTTGTCTATAAATTAGACCGTGATTTTACTAGAGAAGAGTTCTATGAAAAGTTTGGAGACAAGTCTACATTTCCTCAAATTACACTTGATGACATTCATCTAGGCGGTTGCAAAGAGAGCATTAAATACCTGCAAGAAAATAATATTTGCTGCACATGATTGAAGTTACAGTAGAAGAGTTTGAAAAAAATTTCGATGCATACATGGACCGCATTGAAAATAACAAAGAGAAGTTCTTGGTCAAAAAATCGGATGGTACAGCAGTCGTTGCTGTGCCAGCTGAAGAACTGGAACCTCTCGCAACACAAATGACTGATGATGAGTGGTATAATCTATATAACGATCACTCAGAAGCATCATGAAACCAGAAGTCATCCTTGAACGCTATCCTTACCGCTACGTTCAGTGCGGTATGCTAGAGATCAACGGTATGCCAGACTATCGCATCCAGAAGTACAACGACTGGACCAAGCGTTACTCTGATATGTACCTCCTTGACAATTCTATTCAACTAGACTATGCCATTGAGGACTTTGAATACACCAAGTGGTTGGATCCCGACCCCGAAGTCGGTGCCTACCGCAAATACAACTGAGGTTACTATGAGCGTAAAATCACAAGTACAAGCTGCTGAAGAAGCAATTCGTCAAGCATTGATCAACGCTCTTGCAGAGGGCGATGAAGAGTTCCTTACTGATCTCTTCACTGAATATCAACACATCAGTGATCTAAATCGAAAAGTTAACTCTACTAACTATTCATTTAATCTTTCATCTGAGTATCTTAGTCGTCCTGGTCACGACTTGGATAGTTTTGATAACGTCATCGATTTTGGTGCTGGTAATATCAACATTAAAACCGATGGTGATGACACTATCACCTTCAACTAGTCCCGAAATGACTTAAAACTTGCTCTGGTCGGGATGGGTTTCGACCCCTCGGGTTTCCAATTTTTCCATAAGAATTGGTGGTGCGGATGGGAAACTCTCCCGCCTGGTTTCTTATTTCCAGTCAAAAAATAAGTGGTGGATCCAAATTGACCCCTTCCGTGTGAGTTGTTTTCCTGTTTAGCAACTAAAATAATAAAACAGGTGGCGTGCATGTGCCTTGGGGGGTTGACCACCCCCTTTTTTCATGTCTATTTGCCACTTTAATAAATACTTCTAGCTTATAAAACTGTCTTCAGGACTAGAGGTATGTCGAAGTTACTTGCAAACCAAATTGCTAATTTTGGGGATGATGCTCCTATTGAGATCAAAGAAGGTCTCAACATCCCCGCTGGTAAACCACTACAGGCAGCAGGAGTTACTGGTAACTCTGGTCAAGTATTGACTTCGACTGGTACAACTATTCAATGGGTAACTCCTTTTGATGGAGATTATAATAGTCTTACTGGAAGACCTACAATTCCAGCAGCACAAGTTCAGGTAGACTGGAATTCATCGAGTGGATTGACATCTATCTTAAACAAACCAATCGTACCAGCACAACCAAGTATTGTAACTAATGCCGCAGGAACTGCTGCACTAGCATATGATAGTGGTAATGGTCAGTTTACATACACGCCACCCGATCTTTCTGGTTTTGCTGCTAACACCAATGTTGCCAACTGGGACGCTGCATATGGTTGGGGTAACCACGCATCAGAAGGTTACTTAGTTGCAACTAATACAGATAAAACTAACTGGAACACAGCATATGGTTGGGGTGATCATGGTACTGCAGGATATCTCACATCATATACTGAGACATCTACATTCCAGAATGTAATTGACAGAGGTAACACTTCCACAAGTCCTGTCTACATTACAAACAAACTATATTTCTCTAACGCATTTGGCACACTGACTGATCTACAGGCAGTAAATGCTACAACATACCATGGTATGTTTGCACATGCACATGACACAGGTCATGGTTACTTTGCACATGCTGGTGCATGGACCCAACTAATTGATGAAGCATCTTCTATTGATGAACTGGGTGATGTAGATACTACAACTAACGCTCCATCCGATGGATATGTCCTCAAGTGGGAGGCGTCCTCTAGTTCTTGGAAACCAGCACCTGATCTA